ATTTATCACTAACTTAAATAGATATAATGATACTATGATTTTATATTTTTTTACTGAATTTATAAAATATTTCAATTTATCTGATAATACTAGATTAGTTGCAAAAGGTAAATATAATGATTTTGTAGTTTATCATAATAATTCATTTTATTGTATGCATTAAATTCGTCACTTCTACTTTCCATCCTAATTGTTTTAATTTATCTGAATTGATTTCATATCTTTTATCATTAAAAGGTCTATCATTTACATATCTTATATGTTCATTTATGTCGTCTTTACCTATGATTAATTTAGCTAAGTCAATTATTGATATTTTTATTTCACCACTTATATTATATATTTCATTTATTTCACCTTTTGTTAATACTGTTATAATTGCATTAGATACATCATCAACATAAATAAAATCCCTAATAGAATCACCATTACCATGTATTGTTATTTTTTGGTTATTTTTAAATTGTTTAATAAATTTAGGAATAACTTTTTCTGGATATTGATTTGGACCAAAAACATTGTTACATCTTAAAATAATAGTATTTAAATTATAAGATTTTTTATAACTATTAACATACATTTCTGCTGCTGCTTTACTTGCGGCATAAGGATTAGTTGGTAATAATAAACTATTTTCAGTTTTAATATCAGTTTGATTTACACTTTCACCATATACTTCGTCTGTGCTAAAATGTAAAAACAATATATCTTTATTTATATTTTTAACACAATCTAACAATGTATGTGTTCCCATTACATTATCTATTGTATAATCTAATGAATTATCAAAACTATTATCAACATGTGATTGTGCAGCAAAATGTATAATATGTGTTATATTATATTCTTTTAATATAAAAGAAATTAAATTTTTATCATTTATATCTGCTTTTATATATTTATATTTTTCATTATTTATTGAAAAATTTTTATTTGAACAATAACTTTCTTTATCGATATTTATAATTTTATTAAAATTTAATTTATTATTTTCAAAAATAAAATTAATAAAATTAGAACCAATAAATCCTAAACCACCAGTTATTAGGATATTCATTTTTTTTTATAAATATTTTTTAAAAATTATTCTAAACGAATATGTTGTTTTATAGAATTTAAATCTTTTACATTATAATTTAATATTACTTTTGTTAATTGTTTCCAAAAATTATCATTTAAATATTTTTTATTATTTTTATTAATTTTAACTAACTTTTTCTGAAACCAATCTAAAGATTTTATTGATTTATCCATATCTGTATTTATATCAACAACATTAAAAGGATTCATATATCCATCTTTTATTAATTTTAATATAAAATTTGATACATCATCGTTATTTAAACATTTTTCTGGTATTGATTTCCACATATCAACAAAATATATATAATTATAACTCGGACATTTTATAAAATTTTCTTTACAATCTATAAAAATATCATTATTATCTATAATTAATAAATTTTCAGCTGTTATATGTTTAATTTTTTTATTAATTTTATTAATTGATTTGTAAAAATCACCATTGATTTCTAAACAATCTGTTCTAGTTAATATTGGTCTATCAAATTTAATATTACAACATTTTTCAATCCATTTAATTTCTTTTAAAGCCCATTCTTTTTGACTTGCAGTATAAACATATATCTTAACATCTGGTATTGCCATTAATAATGTTCTTATAAATTGAACAAAACCAGAACGAATTATACCTGATTTTTCATTATAACAATTTGTAATTGGTGGTAATTTACTTGCTTTTTTACATAAATTAAATGTTAATAACTGATACGTTATATTACCTATTATTGTATTATCTAAATCTAATATTAATGTTGGTATCATTTACTTATTACTATTATTATAATTCTTCTCCATAATATTTAAGTGCCTCATAAGCACAATTATTTTCTGCATCCTTTTTTGTATTTCCATTTGCACTTCCTAATATATTATTATCACGATCTTTTACAATATATGTAAAGATTTTTTGCATATTATTTTGAGATACATTTGTTTCTAAAAATTTTGGCATATCTTGAAATCTATTCTGCATAAATGATATTAATGTATCCTTATAATTTATATTTTTTATAATTAAATCTACCATATCTATATGTTTTTCAATTATATTTATAATCCAATTTTCAACTAATTTAATATCATTACTATCTATATATAATGCTCCTATAAATGCTTCAAAAATGTCTTCTAATATTTTATAATTATCTCTACCATTAATTTCTTCAATTTGTTTAGAAATTATAGCATATTTAGTAAATCCAATAGTTTGAGATAAAAAACCTAACATTCTACCATTAACAATTTTAGTTCTCATTTTTGATAAAAATCCTTCAGATTGATCAGGATATCTAATATACATATATTTAGCTATAATATATCCTAATATAGAATCTCCTAAAAATTCTAAACGTTCATATGGCATCTCTTGTAAAGGCAAACAATCATCTGGACAACTAATATTTCCTGTTACAAAATCACTATTTTTCATACAACAATAACTTTTATGAACAAAAGCATTTCTAAATAAATTTATATTTTTTACACTATAATTTATATCGTGTTCTTTAAAAAAATTATTTAAATCATTATCTGTCAATAATATATTTATATTATTATATGGTGATAATTCTTCTGTAATATCTTTTGTTTTATTATGAATACCTGTTAATTTTTTCATACTATATTATAGTATATAAATATATTCTTTATATAAATATTAAATATGTTATTATTAGATAATCATTTTTCTAAATCTGAATATAAAATTAAAGATAATATTGGTTATTATGTTACTATTGCAAATAAAAAACAGCCTTCACGATTAGAATGGTGTGAATTATTATCATCTGTTAAAAATTTTTATAATATATTCAAAAAAAATAATAAATTCAAAATTATTCTTGATTTATCATTACTCGGTTACCTTACTCCTTTACAATACTTTGAAATTTTACGGATATTTTTTACTAAAAAAAATAAAGAAATTAATAAGGAATATCTCATTGATAGCACTATTATTCTTGATAATCAAAATACTATTTCTAATTTTCAAAAAATTTTTGGTATTATTAAACCAATAAAACCAATATATTTTGAATCTAAAAATATGAATAATAATAATAACTATTATAATATAACAGATGAACTTAAATTATTAGAAACATTTATTCAAGATTAACTTATTAACAATAATTTTTGTTGATTGTGTCTATTTTTTTATATTGTTTTTATTTAATTATTATAATAATGTCATTTAAACATATATTAATTAATAATGATTTCTGTATTGCTTCCTATCAACTTAAAGAAAATAAAAAAGATCCATCATTAAAATGTCAAATAAAAAAAAATTATCCGACTGATATTGAATTTGATGATTTTATAAATTCTATTTATAATTTTTATAATAATATTATAGATAAAAATTTAGAATTTAAAATTAAACTTGATATTAAATTACTTGGTTTTATTGGATTTAATAAAATATATCAATGTGTTAAATGTTTTATTAATCCAGAAACTAAAATTATTAATGAACGTTTGTTAATTAATACAACTATTTTTATTGAAAATGAAAATTTAAAATATTTAATTGAAAGTATTTTTTATTTATTGAAACCAACTAAACCAGTATTAATAAAAACAGAAGATGATAATCAAATATTAGATTATTCTGAAAGAGATAAAAATTCAGCAATAGAATTAACAGAAGAGGATTTAAAAAATAAACTTAATATAAATAATATAGATGAAATTAAGTTACACAACTAAACTTTTTTTAAAAAAATCTGCATTAATACCAATATTATATACAACAATTTTAAATCCACATGTTAAAAGTTTAGAACATATATATCCTAAAAGTTTGTGTAATAAACCACATAATAAAGATATACATAATATTTATCCAACATCATATAATTTAAATTTTATACGTTCTAATTATAATTTTTCAATTTTAAATATATCTGATTCTGATGTTATTAATATTAATAATAATTTAATATCAAAAAAAAGACAATTATTTTATCCCAGAGAAGAAGATAGAGGTATCGTTGCTAGAGCTATTTTATATATGAATTATAATTATAATTACAATAAATTTGAAAATTTAGAAATGTATCTAGAATGGAATAATAAATATAAACCAACTTTTAATGAATATGTACATAATGAATTTGCATATAAAATTCAAGGTAATCGCAATATTTTCATTGATCAACATATAAAAAATATTTGATTAATTAATTAATAATTATGTCAATCTCTCCTTTTATACGTCAAAGTGTTGTTATCGGTGAATATTCAATTAGAGATATAGTTATAGATAATAAAAAAACTGAAGATATTTGGAATATTAAAACAGATAAATTAAGAATTCTTTTTTGTGGAACATATCCAATTGGAACTACAAATGGTTATTCTAAAATTACTTATTATACTTCAAAATTTTTAGGTAAATATGAAGATGAAATAGATTTATCAATATGGGGATTTCAAAATTATAAACAAACATCTGGTGCAATTAGAACTGAAATACCTAATAATGTTAAAATAATTGATCCATTACAATTAGAAAAAGATAATAATGTTAAAGGTTCTGGATTTGGTGAAAATATAATTGGAAAACATCTAAAAGAAAATTCATATGATATAATCATAATATTTAATGATAGTATGATAACTAGTGCATTAACTGCTAATATTATTAATGAAATGCATGAATATCGTTCTAAATTTAAATTAATTTCTTATATGGATCAAGTTTATATGTATCAAAAACCTAGTTATATTGAAATACTTAATAAACACTTTGATGCTATTATAGCATTTACATCTTATTGGAAAGATACCGCATATAAAATTGGTATTAGAAAAGATATGCCTATTTATACTTATAATCATGGTTTTGATACACAAATTTATTTTCCAATTCCTACAGAATATTGTAGAGATTATTTCAATTTACCAAAAAATGCATTTATTATTCAATCTTCTAATCGTAATCAACCTAGAAAAGCATGGGATATCGCTATTATTTCATGGGCTAAGTTCGTTAAAAGACATTGGTTAATTAATGTTAAAAAAGAAAAAACCACTTTTAAAACTAATCATTACACCAAAAGAAATATTCTTTTTATGATTGGAACTTCTAAAGAAGGATTTTGGAATATTTTAGATTTATTAGAACATGAATGTAAATTAATAGAATTAGATTTTGAATATGCTAAAAATACTTTATGGTTTATTGATAATCCTCAAAGGGTATCAGATAGAGATATAAATATTTTTATGAATGCATGTGATGTTAATTTTGCACCAGTTCATGCAGAAGGATGGGGATTAACATGTAGTGAATCATTAGGAATTGGTAAAGCACAAGTAGCTTCTTATGTTGGAGGTCATAAAGAATTTATGAATGAATCAATATCTACATTAATAAAACCAATTATGTATAAATATGGTGAAATCAGTTCTAAAATGAAAGGAATTGGTTCTATTGATGAAATATGCTTACCAGAAGATTTTACAGATGGATTATGGAAATATTTTTCAAATCCAGATTTATGTCAAAAACATGGTTCTAAAGGTAGAAAACATATCCTAGAAAAATATAAATGGGAAACTGTTACACATAACTTTAAAATTAATGTATTAGATAAATTTAAATCTTAACCGCAAATTTTATCATACTCTTTTTTTATTTCTTCTTCTTCTTCTTGTGTTAATTCTCTCATTTCACTAAATAATTCCTTCAATTCATCTTCATTATTACATTTACTTATCGATTTTGCTATCGCTTCACTACTTTTTTTTAATAAATCTGATATTTGAAGAAAATTTGATATTTTTACCAATTCACAATTTTCATTAAAAGTAATATCATTTTTATTATTTGAAATTATATCTATTAATAATTGAATATTATTTTTAGAACAAGAACTATCATTTAAAGGTATAATTTCATCACTATCAGGATTAAATTCTAATAAATTTTTAAAAAATTCAGAAGATTGTAATATATCATAATCAATATCTAATTGATATTTATCAAATGTTTCTATTTTAACCATTTTAAATCTATAAAATTAAACAATCATTTTTTTTACATAAAGTAAAATTAATCCAAATATAATATTTATATTTTTTATATTTAATAATTTCAAATTAAAAATGTAAAAAATAAAACCTATATTTAATAATAAAATTAAATATAATTCTATATTATTTCTATAGAAAACTACAATATTATTTATTATATTTCCACAAAATATTATTTTTAATATATATTGATTATATATATTTTTTTCAATTATTAAATATATATCATCCATATCATTTGCTCTGTCACCTAATTTATAATTTGTATTATTATATTTTTTATAACAATATGTTATCAGACATTCATTTTTACATATAATCCATGATAAATATAATCCAAATTGATAATTTATATAATATATATCATATTGAATAGAAAATATTAAAGGATAAAATGTTACAATAAATAATATAAAAACATGAAAATAACTTATTATTAACATTTAATAAATATAATATGTTAAAATTAGATATATATTACCAAAATTTACAACATTTTTATTACCCACAAACTATATATTTAAGAGGAATTCAAGCTATTAAATCATATTATTATCTTTTAGAGACTAAAAATATATGTTTTGATTCTTTAAGATATATTGTTATATCATGGTATGATTATGTAAATCAAAATGGTAATTTTTTAAGTGAAAAATTTGAAACTAAAAATTATTTAAAACATGCTGAATATTTAAGTCAAAATATTATTAAATCAGATTTAATAGATTTAAATAAAAAAATATTACCAATATCTAATTTAACAATTGATCAAAAAGAAATATTACAAAAAATGGTTTATTTAGAAAAAGGTTTATTTATTCGTGAATTAAATTTATGATATATATTATAATATGTCATCAATAAGTATAAATGAATTATATGATATAAAAAAGAAAATTAATAAAAATCAAGTTAAAACATATAATCAAGTTGTTGAATTATGTAATAAAAAAATTAAAAGAATTGCAGAACATGGAGGTTATACAACTTTTTTTTCAATTCCATATGTAATAATTGGATTACCATTATATAATATTGAAGCTTGTATAAAAAATTTAATAAATGTTTATAAAAAATCTGGTTTTTTAGTGAATAGATTACCAGAACCAAATAAAAATATAGTATATATATCATGGGATCCAAATGATATAAATTTAAATAAAAATAAAATAAAAACACTTGGTATCAATTAAAAAATACTATTCTTTTTTCTTCTATAATTGTTTCTATTTTTTTATTTGAAACAACATTTTTACTGGTCATTATTTTTATAATTTCTGAATAATTTTCTAAAATATATTCATATATATTATTTTTAAAAAACCATCTAAATAAATTTAACTGTCCAATAGTAGTTTCTAATTCACTACCATCTGATAATGAATATATAATTCTTTCATGCCTACGAAATGGATCAAAAAACATTTTACTAAAAGATTTTAATTGAGCTCTATAATCAGTATGCATATTAAACTTCCTTAATTTTGCTGCATATTCAATTTTATTTGGTAATTTTTTATAAATTAAATTTTTATCATCATCAATCCAATATTGTATATTATTGTTTTTTGCATAATGAGTTAATAACCAATCAATTAATCTTAATGATATAAAGCTTTTTCCAGAAATAATTTCTTTTAAATAATGTATTTTTGTAGGATTATTTTTAAAATATTTAGATATTGAAGATAATAATAATGCTTTACCAGTAACATTGTCCATTTCTAAGTAATATAAAATCATAATTTCTTATATATTAATTATCCCAATGTGGTTGAGAACCAATTTCTAAGTCTTTACGATTTGTATCTGGTCCAATTGTTGATATCATCCATGGACTAACAGGTTTAACTGGATTTGGAGGTTCTGAACGTAATTGTAAATTAGGATTACGTAAAGTATTTTGAACAGTATTTACACCAACTGTCCAACCAGCAGTTAATAAATTTTGATCATCAATTGATGCACCTGTTGATGGATTCATATTTGCCCATTTTGAATTAGTAGCATCTAAATCTGCCGGTAGTAAATCTTTAGCTGTTAAACTACTTCTCGGAAAACAACTTGTCTCATTATTACCAGAAACATTATTCATACCATTTGATTCTACTTGTGTATAATTTGATTCTTCATTATCCATTGGTGAATATTTTGTATCATTTTGCATACCACCAGAATTCATTACATTTTGTTCATTATATACATCCGCTACTGAATTTCCCGGTTGTTTATTATTAAAATTTTCATAATTAAATACTTTACATTTGCTATTATATGCTTGAAATAATAATATTAATAATAGCAATAATATTAATAAAGAAAAATATAAAACAAGCTTGTTATTATCTTGTGCCATATTATGTTTTATCTAATATAAGATAAAAACTTTCTGATAATCTTTCAAAATTTTTAGATTTATATATTTCACTTAATTTTTCTTTCTCATTATTTAATATCTCTAACCTTTTATTTATCATATTTTCCAAAATATTATATTTATCTTCAAATACATCACTTAAATTTTCATTTATATAATCCATTTTTTCTAAAGTTCTTAATAACCATCTAATATAAAAATTATTATTTTTTATATAAATTCCAATTAATTTTATTGAAATATTTTTCAAATTATTATTATTATAACAATTATCCATTAAATCATTTATATCTTTAAATCCATCTAATTTTGGATTATAATCTAAATGTATTATTATACTTAATATATTATTTTGACTATTAAAACATGGTGTATATTTATTTATTATATCTTGATCACTCATATTATTTACAAACCAATTTTTATTATTTTCTAATACAATACTCTGTATTAATAATTCAATATCTTCTAATTTATTAATATCATCTTTTTCATTTATTTTTATTAATAAATTATATTTATTATCACTTATATGATTTATATTTACAATATCTATATTTATTAAACTTAATATATAATCATTTATTGGTGTTGAAATATAAAAATTTGATTTCTTTGTTATTGCGTTAAAATTTATCATTTTTATATAATTAAAATATTAAGTTATCAATGACAGATACGCATAATAAAAAAAAAACTAATACTGATTTTTTAATTAATTTCATAAAAAAAGAATTATTAGAAAGTGATTTTAAAGATCAATTACAATTACAATTATTATACATAATAATTCCAATTATTATTATTATAGCAATATTAAATTTTTTTACAACTTTAGGTGCAATGTTTCTTTTTAAGATAAATTGTTAATATATTCTTTTATTGCTTTATCATATTTCATAAATTGTTTTACACTTTTTGTTATTGTTACTTCACTAACACCACATATTGACGCTATATTTTTTTTTTCAATATCTATATTATTATTATTACAATAATAACTTAAAATTCCAGCCGCAGAACTTGTTGGAGAATTATCCCTTATTATATCTTCTTCATATAAATATTTTGATAATTCAATACATGTATTTATATCTTTTTTTGATATATTTAATTTCGAACCAAATCTAGATATAAAATCTTGTGGTGATGATGAAGATACATTCATCGGATTTAATTTTTGAAATCTTGCATTTCCTTTTGTTAAAACTATCGGTGTTATATTAAACATATCTGATATTTCTTTTATACTCCTTGGTACCTTGTTTATTATACAAGCATAATAAACACAACTTGCTACCAAACCATTATTATTATCACCACGTGATATCTTCAAACTTGATACATTTTTATACATTATCTTTGCATCATATAATACCTTACCAGATATACCCATATTATTTGTATTATTTGAAAATTTCTCAAATACACTTAATAATTTTCTTTCACTATATGGCATACTAGTCCATGTTTGTAATTTACGAATACAATGAATTGCTTTTGTATCATTTGAACCTCTACCTATTATTGAACCTAATGAAGATTTTGGTAATAAAGCATTTGTTGGTAATCCACATCTTGACGGATCTTCACTTTTACTATCATCACCATTATAATATCTCCATTCTGCAGAACATTCAATTACATTATCTATTATATTATGACAATTTAGACATGTTACTAAATTATCATCTTTAATAAATTCAAATGAATTACAATTATTACATTTTATTATCTCTTCATTTATATTTGTTTTGTCCATAAGATTCCATAATTCATCATCATCCATTGTATAATATATTACTAAATAAATTCTTATATCATTTTTTATTCTTTTATAAAATTTAATTTATTTAATAAATTTAACTTTTTATCTTCAGGAATATATTTAAAATCTATTAATCTTATATTATTATTAAACTCTTTCAATAAATTATTATTAACCAACCATTCCTTTAATTCATTATCTAACATTTTACTTAACTCTATAGCTTGTTTTTTACTTATATTTCCTATTTTTTTTATATTATCTGATTTATCTCCTATTAAAGCTTTTAGTATTAAATGATTCTCTAATTCTATCTCCAATCTATCTACAATATCTTTAAATTGCATATTTACTATTTTGGTTTTTTTATCTATTAATTGAATATAATCATTATCATTTGTTATTATTATTTTTTCATTATTTACTAATTGTTCATGTAATATAGCTATTACATCATCACCTTCCAAATTATCACCCGATAATAAATTTAAATTTAATTCATTCATTAAATTTTCCTTAAAATACGTAAATATTTCTTTATTAAAATTTACATTTGTTATCCTTTTACCCTTGTAATTATCATGATATTTATTCCTCCATATATCTTCTCTTGAACAATCTAACCCAAAAATTATATTTTTTTCTATTGTTTTATATTTTTTTTTTATTTTTATCAAATCATTTTGAACATGCTTTTTAAATGCATCTAAAAAATCTTGATTTATTTTTTCATTATTAAAAGATAATCCTTGAAATGAATACCACTTTAAAGTTGCAAAATACCTATAAAATATATAATAACTACAATCTATTAATATTAAAGGTTTATCATTCATATAAATAAACATATTATATTATAAAAATGATATCATTTTTTATTTTTATATAATTATATGTTACTTTATAACCAAATTAATTATGAAATTAATTTCTTTAAAAAACATAAAGATGTTAAATTATTATTAGTTAATATTACTAATATATATAACTCTTCATTCCTTTATTACGATAATAATGATTTTAACATTCAAATTAAACAACTTATTAAAAAAACTATTAAACGAAAATTAAAAGAAAAATATAGTAATGTTCAAGAACTCAAAAAAATAGTTATTAAAAATATTGATATCGAAGATTTAATTAGTTATAATTTAAATGATAAATTTATCGAATTATTTAATTATTTTTGGCAAAAAAAATCTCTAATTGTATCTAAAAAGATAGAAACTATTACTATTTATAATATAAATGTAAAATAAAAATGATTATTACTATTTATGTTTTAAGTATTTTATATATTATTATATTTTTTCTTTACAAAATTTTAAAAATCTTATTAATACCCGCTAGAGAATTAAGAAGAAGAATTAATTCTAGAATTATTTATTGGTATATTTTAACTATTTTAGATTGGATTTTTCAAAATATTTATATTTTAATTGCTGCAATCATTATATTTATTACAATTACATGCTTTTTAATTTTTATTTATATTTATTATCGTTTTATATTAGTTCCTATTTCTAAAATATGGCCTATTGGTTGTGAAATTTATAAAATTTTAGCATTCTTTCCTATTGCAGAAGTAAAAACTATGGGTATATTTAGTTTTCTTGATAAACTTATATTTAATAGTAATTTTAAATCGGGTATTGCTATTAATATTATTTTAGAATCTACAATTAAACATTCTGTTCCTAGAGATACTTACAATAAAATTAAAGATGTTATATTAAAAGATAGTAAATTTAGTATTGAAGAAGTATGTGGTGATCTTTCAAAAAAACTTGAAAATAAAGAACAAATGTATAATAATACAAATCTTAATTTATCTGAACAAGATATTATTGAACTTAAAAAAGATGCACTTATTAAACATTGTGTTAATACACAAATTCAAAATAATATTTATACTAATAACCCAGATGTTATGTCTAAAATTACAAATAAATTATATAAAAATGCTTGTACAGCTAAATTTAGTGATCTAAAAATATAATTCTTATAAATAAAATGATTAACATTGATTATAATAATATAGATTATTACGAACTCTTTTTTACATTACTTGTTTCAATACTTATAATTACTATATTATATGGATTGTTATGGCATAATAGTTATAAATCTGCAGTTAAATCATCTCGTTGTTATTTACCTGCATCAACACTTAATAAAATTCATATTGTTGCTAAAGATAAATATGATGAACCTATGTATAAAATTAAATATGACCTTAAAAAACGTTCTGCTTCAATTAAATGTGCATGTACAGAAGGTGATGTTATAAATACATTTAGAGATATTAATTATTTTAATATTAATAATTATAAAACTGAACCTAAAGATCTTAACTGTTCTTGTTCTGAAAAATTCAATTTAGTTGAAAAATTAAATACTTATTATTATGGAACACCCGGCTTAGTTAGATATATGCAAAATAAGAATGATACTTCTGTATTTGATCCAGCTTATGATGAAAATATTTCTAAATAACTCTTTCTTAATTTATCTCTCTGTTCATCTGTTAATTTTGGATAATCTATTTCAAATTCTAAATATAAATTTCCACGATTATTACTTCTTTGAATTGGCATACCCTTATTTTTAAATTCATACTTCTTATTTGGATAAACTATACCAAATTCACTTGTATTAAAATCTAACATTTCTTCATCCATTATATTAAACTTTACATTTGCACCACATATTGAACTTATAAAATCTATTTTCATTTTTGTATGTAAATTATTACTTTCTCTTTTAAATACATCATTTTCCTGTATTTCAATATTAAAAATTAAATTACCGGCTTTTTTATTTTTTACTTTTGGTTGTTCTCCACATTCATCTATACAAATTTTATGATTATTTTGAATCCCTTTTGGTATAACTAATTCTATAGTTTTTTCTATTTCATAACTTGCTTCTTCTAAATTTCCATATCCTACACCATTACACATATTACATTGAGATTCAAATACTTGAGTCATAATTCCTAAATTTCTAATATTTTTTATTCTACCTTTTCCATTACAATTTTCACATTCTGTTGTTTTTTCATGATTATAAGCTTTTAATTTTATTTTTAATGTTCTTTTTAAACCAGTAAAAGCATCTTTTAAACTTATTTTATAACTTTTTAATATATCATTACATTTCTGTTCTTCATGCCTTTGTGGTCCCCTTCTACCACCAAAAAAATGTGCAAAAATATCATCATGATTACCATTAAATCTATGTCCTTGTTGCCCACCATTATCATATTCTTGTTTTTTTTTTGGATCACTCAATATATTATATGCATTGGAAATATTTTGAAATGTTTTTTCGTCACCTCCTTTATCTGGATGATTTTTTATTGCTAATTTTTTATATGCACTTTTAATTTCATCTTGTGATGCTGTTTTATTTAAACCTAAAATTTTATATAAATCGTTCATTATATTTAATTTTTTTAAATTATCTTTATGTAAGGATATATTAACAAATGCTAAATGAATCAAATACATCAGATTTTTTAACTTCTTCAAACACTGATTCATTATCAGATAATGATTCAATTGATTCATTAGATTCTTTAGATTCTTTAGACGAAATAGATAATCAACAACATGTTCCAGTTTTTCAAAAAAATAAAAAACAAAAAATATTTGAAAATGAAGAAGAAAAAAGACAAGCAAAAGTTAGAAAACAACAATTATTAGAAAATAAAAGATTAGCAAGAGAAGAAGAAAAATCTAGAAAACAACAATTGTTAAAAAATAAAAGATTAATAAAACAACAATTATTAGAACAACAAAGACAAGCAAAAGAACAAGAAAAACTAAAAAAAGAACAAGAAAAAATTAAAAAACAAGAATTATTAGAACAAGAAAAATTAGCAAAAAAACAAGAACAAATTAGAAAACAAGAATTATTAGAACAAGAAAAACAAGCAAAAGAACAAGAACAAATTAGAAAACAAGAATTATTAGAACTAGAAAAACAAGCAAAAGAACAAGAAAAAGAACAAGAAAGATTAGCAAAAGAACAATTATTAGAACAACAAAGACAAATAAAAGAACAAGAAAAAGAACAAGAAAGATTAGCAAAAGAACAATTATTAGAACAACAAAGACAAATAAAAGAACAAGAAAAACTAGCAAAAGAACAGCAAAGACAAACAAAAAACCAAGAAAGACTAGCAAAAGAACAAGAAAGATTAGCAAAAGAACAAGAAAGATTAGCAAAAGAAGAAGAAAAAATTAGAAAACAAGAATTATTAGAACAAGAAAAATTAGCAAAAGAACAAGAAAGATTAGCAAAAGAACAATTATTAGAACAAGAAAAATTAGCAAAAGAACAGGAAAGATTAGCAAAAGAAAAAGAAAAAATTAGAAAACAAGAATTATTAGAACAAGAAAGATTAGCAAAAGAACAAGAAAAATTAGCAAAAGAACAATTATTAGAACAAGAAAGATTAGCAAAAGAACAAGCAAAAGAACAAGAAAAACTAACAAAAGAACAAGAAAGATTAGCAAAAGAACAATTATTAGAACAACAAAGACTAGCAAAAGAACAAGAAAGATTAGCAAAAGAAGAAGAAAAAATTAGAAAACAAGAATTATTAGAACAAGAAAGATTAGCAAAAGAACAATTATTAGAACAACAAAGACTAGCAAAAGAACAAGAAAGATTAGCAAAAGAAGAAGAAAAAAATAGAAAACAAGAATTATTAGAACAAGAAAGATTAGCAAAAGAACAATTATTAGAACAACAAAGATTAGCAAAAGAACAAGAAAGACAAGCAAAAGAACAAGAAAGATTAGCAAAAGAACAATTATTAGAACAACAAAGACTAGCAAAAGAACAAGAAAAACAAGCAAAAGAACAAGAAAGATTAGCAAAAGAACAATTATTAGAACAACAAAGACTAGCAAAAGAACAAGAAAGACGAGCAAAAGAACAAGAAAGATTAGCAAAAGAACAATTATTAGAACAACAAAGA